TTCACGACATATTTTCTCATTCGTAGCTGACTTTATTATCTAGTTCGGTTGCCAGTGTCTTGGTGCGACGCTCTGCACTAGAAAGACGGTTTGTTGCATTGCGTAGGTCATTTTCTAGTTTAGCAACACGAGATTGAAGATGTTTAATGGTATTTTCCAGCTTGGCTATTACAGCAACGTTTACTATGGAAACCTTCTTGCCATTAATGTCAATTTCTGTAAACATACCTTTTTGTTGCAGATCAACCGTTTGATGTACTCCGACGACCTCAGTCGTGTTGGAATCATCAGCTTCGTACATGTCGTTGTATGTATCACTCATCTCTTACATTCCATTTGCTTTAAGTGTGTTTCTTATAAAGTCGCAGGTGTCCTTGTTTTTGCTGAATCGTATTTTCCACGGTCCTGTGGGAGCACAGGTTTTAATCATGTCCAATTGTTCCGGAGTACATCTTTCAAAAAAGTCAACAGCACTGTCAACATTATATATCAACCAAGGAGATATGCGACCGCTACGTATCCATGCCACAGCCTGATTGGTATTGACTTTTCTAAAAAAATCGTACCATGGCTCACCACTTTGCATGCTCCATTCGTTCATCAACATTATGTTGCGTTCTAATGCATCTTCGCCAGATTCTTGCCGTGTGAGTTCTCTTACATACTGCTCATATACAAAGTCGTGGGTCCACTTGTCTAACGGAAGATTGTTTTTAATTACATAATCGATGAATTTAGCAGGATCGATAGCATTGAGATCTCTAATGTGTTTGCCAAATTTTACAAATGCGATGTAGTACTGGCTATCAATAAATGTGCGATGATTATTCTTGAAATTCTTTGATTTGTTGTAGCTATTAAGCTCGTAAAATCTACACCATGCAAGGAATCCAAATCTTGCATGGGGCTCGTCTCGCTGGAACCAACGCCGCTTTTTCTCGCAGCTATGGTTTACAAGATTCAATTCATTTACAAACTTGCGTTGGCAAAATTCGCAGTGGAATTCCTTCATGCAGATTGTTTTTTCCATGCTTCGATCATTTCTTTCACTTCTGCATCACTGGCTCCGCTGCCCTTTACAAATGCCGCCCAGGTTTTAGAATCGTGCGAAGATTTGAGTATCTGTATTTCATCTCCGTTCAGACCTGGAAATCTTTCTATTAACCATTTGTCAATTTTATTGATTTTTTTTGAGTTTTTTGCTGCCAACCACGGACGGAACTGCCGGCCGCCTATACCGGTTAGACATAGTAGTTTATGTTGCAATTCAGGATGTTTGCTAAGGTTCCAAAATCCAATGTTCACCAAATCGTTGGCCATCATCACGGCGTATGCCGCTTTACTATTTTGTGCATTGAGGGAGCTCATGTATCTCATCAGCACAAGCGGGGTATATCCTTTTTTCTCTTCCTCGGTTAACCGACCATAGTAATCGTAATCCTGGCGGTCTAGGGCGTTTAACACCTCTCCGAGATCTAGTTTGTGCTGCTTTCCAACTGCCATTTGTTACACCTCATGATTATAGCTTGTATTGTTGCGCAAGATCTATGGTATTGCAAGACTTTGACTTTATAATCATAGGATCTGTTGAAATATCATAAATATGTTCATCTAGCATTATGCGGTGCCCAACCGCGTAGCCCTAGAACGGCATCACACAAAGGAGAAACAACATGGGACGCCCGATTAATAACAGATACATTGGCAATGTCAGCGGGACAGGCCAGCAGATTGAAGCAATTGCATATTTCGTTGGAAAAGGCGGAACATCGGCAGCTTGGATTTGTGCACAAAAAGCTACCAATACCTATAACATGGTTTCAGTGTGCGGGCAGTATGCCTGCCGTGTGGAGCTTACTAATGGCGGCGTTGCCTTACAGCCTGGCCAAGCCAACATCACCGTTCAGCCATACGGATATGGCGGCAGCGGTGCAACAGCGGTTGCCAACCTTGGAGTAACTTCTTATGCGGTGGTATCGGGCGGCAACGGTCCAACTACTGCCGGTTATGCACCAGGACAGATATTGAGTGTCAACAGCGGCTCATACAACACGAACCAGAGGGCCAATGCAGTTGTAACAACAGTAACACTTGGCAACATAAGCGTAACATCGTCTGCTGTTCCTGGGTATACTGTTGGCGATACGTTTACATGGGCATATGATGGTTGGTATACCCCAACAGTTGTTACGGTTGCATCAACCACAGGCAATGGCGTTGTAAGCGGCCTGACATATACCTCACCGGGGTCAACCGGCAATACCCAGGTTACCTATTCAACACAGCCAAGCAGCGTACGCACCGCCAATAGCTGGGCAACTGGTACAACCTTTGATGTACGTTGGGATGTTACAGGCCTTGCTGCATATAACCAAGGGGATTACACAAGCCCACCAAGCAATCCGGTCAGTTTTACTGCGCAGTCCGGAAGTGGCGTGAACGCAACGGCAACAGCCGGATATGGCATATCATCTGCACATCTAACCAATGGCGGTCTCGGTTATCAGTCAGTAAAGGTAGCTGTGAGCGGAAACGGTAGCGCTATCATCTGCGGAACAGTTAATGCCACAGGCAATGTAAGTGCCTTGAGCATCACTGCCCCGGGTAATTTTGGCCCAACCCGTCCTACACTAACGGTTGCTCCATTAGCTAGCTTGGAATATGCACAGGTAATCAAGAACCTAACTGTTACAACATTCCTGTATAACACATATGAGTGGGTACCAACAGGAAATGTACCTCAACCAGGTCAGGCGGTCCTACAGACGGCCTAACGAACTGCTCTGCAAAAGCAGGCAGACTCGGCGAAACCCCGGTAATTAGCCCGAGCGAAATTACCGGGGTTTATGCTGACTAGAACATCTTACGTATATCAAGATTGTCCGGAATTTTGCCAACGTCTTTCACAAAAAACGCGCAAAGGGGATTTTCTTCGTCCGTTAACGGAACTGCTAACATGTGTCCGTTCTTTAATTTAGGAAAATACCACTTAACATCGGGCCATGTGTTGATTATTTCAAGTTTCAAAAAACTAGGCATGTAACCCTTAATTGGATTGAAACAGAAAACATCAAAGTCCTTGTCCATGAGATATATCAACGGCATGACTTCAAGGTCACCTAGATGCATATCGCCTATTACCACGCTCCAGTCAAGTGGCATCTGTACGTTATATGGACCAATTCGTATATCAATACAGGGACTGTTAAAACTCTCCAGGAATATCAACGGAAGAAAATAATAGTCAACATCCGATTGATTCGAGTAATCAAGAACGCAGTAACGTAAGTCGTCTACAGAATTTGGTATCTGATTTATAGCATATGATTTATTGTCATGGGTAAGTATCCTAATCGTACGTCTCCTGCCTGATAATGTGGCAGGTATTTAACGGCTAACTTGGTAAAGACAATAAAATTAATATGTTATCTTGACAACGCTAGCAGGATACTGCACTTCCTGATAGAAGCGTTTACGTTTGAGCAAATGCCTGTTTGAAAATTTGCACTTGCTTGCTATATCATATATCTCAACGGCGTCCTTATCATCGGCCTTGCGCAATCCACGACCTATGCTTTGGATGACCCGAACAAAGCTCTTGCCTGGCTCTACCAAGACCAGGTTGAAGATACGATTTATTGAAATTCCTGTTGACGTTGTTCCGTATGTGGCAACCATGATAGCTTGGTCAGCAAAATTGATTTCCTTATAGAGTTCTTTGCGCTTGGTGCTTTTCATTTGGCCGCTAATGAACGTGGACTCCGGCATCAGCTCATGCAATAATTCGCCCGTTTCTATCCTGTCAATCAGCACCAATGTATTGCCGGTTTTGGCAATTTCCTGGATCTTTTCGGCTAACCATTGTATTCGGGTCCTATTGGTAACCAAAAACTTCAATTCTTCCTGATAGTTGTTGTACACAACAGACTCCTGGGTATGCAAGATGTTGACATGGCACTGGGCTAAATGTCCCTCATCCTGTAGCTCCTTGGCGGTAAGCCGGCCAATTATCGGCCCAATTGCGCTATAAAGGCTTGCTTGATTGTATTCTTCTTCCGGTATCGTACCGGTTAATCCCCATCGAATGGGTATGTTAGCAAACGTAGTTGTAAGCAAACCATGCAAGACGTTCATGTTTTTCACACTATGACAGTTAGACACTACGGCCCGTTCTACTATATAATTGTGATCATCCTGTACATGTAGGTTGTAAACTTGATCAGGTTTACTGATTTCTCGGCGACTTAGCAGTTTCA